AATAGTTAATTAACAATTCCACTTCCTAAGTGACTTATTTATCCTAGAATTAGGGTCTTTAGCTGTTTTTGCACTCGTTAGTTTCTTCTTCATACCTGTCATACGTGCACAAAATGATTTACGTCTATTAGCAGATTTAGAACCTTTCTTCAACTTAGATGGTTTTGTTGTTACAGCCATCTTTAATTTTGATCCGGGGTTCTTGGCACGATAAGAAGCAATACCTTTGCGGTTTAATCCACCCGATTTACTCTTACCTGCTTTACGTTGCCATGCTGCTGTCTTAGCCATTATGCTCTCTTTTCTTTTTCTTTACAATTGTTGCGACGTTCTTTGGTTTAGGTCCCGTGTTCCCTGCCGCACGCTTACGTGATACAGCAGAACGTTTTTGACCTTTGGTCATGGATCTAGCTTTTGCTAAAGGTACACATTTAGGATAGCCTTTACGCTTTTCTCCTTTGCTTCGACCACAAGGTTTGTAACCACCTTTACCGTCGGGTGCGCCTATGTCTACCCATTTTTCTTTTACCCAAGCTCTTAGACCTTTTTTAGCCATTACGTAAACTTTGTTACCTTACGTTTCCATAATCATACCACAAGCTCTTGCTAGACCTTTTGGATTTTTATTAGAAACTTTTTTACGTTTTTGAGAAACAGATACTTCTCCGCCCTTTGCCATTTTCTTTTTCTTTTTTCCTCCTGGTTTAACTTTACCAGAACAAACAGCAGATGCGTACATGTTTGCGTAAGCTGACGGATAAACATCAAACTTACGTTTGGCTGCCGCCTTTCCTCTTGCACAAAGTTTAGCCATTACTTCTTCTTTTTTTTCTTTTTAGCAGCAGTGATAATATCACCTTTAGTTATTTTCTTAGGATCTCCATACATAGCAGCAAGTTTTTTGTTTTTAACTTTTGTAGATTTCTTAGCTTTACCACCGTCTTTGTACATCATTCCGCCACCCATCATTCCGCCACCCATCATTTTTTTAGGCATCTTCTTTTTTTTCATTCCATCCATAGTTTACTCCTTTGATTAAGCATTAGTTATTTCTAATACACTTATTATAATACTCAAGTCTCCACCGTTTTGCGCTTGAGCTTTTATAATTTCTGATTCTTTCACCACTATCGGTGTTGCAGGAGCAAAAGAAGAATCTGTAGAACCAAATCCAGCATTAACGACTCCTGTAGACAAAAGCTCTTGAGATTGTTTAGCTTTGACTGTTCTATCTGTTTCTAAAGTATAACTGACACCGCCGGTATCTACAAGAGATAAAGACACGGTACAGTTATTTGTTACGTCTTTATTAGACACACGAATAGATTTTATAATAGCAGACGCTGCAGTAGGAACTGTATAAATAGAAGTCAACGCTGTAGTAGATAAATTAACTTTATAATTTGTATAGTTATTTGCCATCTAAGAAAAGAACCAACTAATCTGTTCATCTTCATTACGAAGAGTTTCTGAAGTATAAGTATTATTTAACACAAAGATCATTTGTTCTAGTGTTTGAATAAGAGTAGCCATTTGAGATTGATTATACTCTTGAGTAGCTTGAGGTAATATAGGTGTTGTAATTTTAGCCATTATCTTGCTTTATTTTTATACGATGTACTTTTTTTAGATATTTGTCCACCTTTGGGTTTACTTGTGTTGCTAGAGTACCCAGGTCTATTAGTTCCTGTTGGGGAACTAATACTTGTAGGTTTTGTATACTGAGACGCTCCTGCTTGATATCCTGAACCTGGTTGTGAAGTTCCTGCAGGTCTAGGTTGTGAATTATAATTACTTGGATCTGGTGTATATCCTGAACCTGGAGCATTTGGTATTATTAAAGACTCAATGCCTTGAGGACCACCAAAAGTTGGAGTAAATCCATAAATATTACTCAATCTATCAGCAAAAGGTCCAGCTGCTCCTATGAATCTTTCTAGCATACTTGATCCTATATTTTCATCTTTAAGGGCTTGAAAAATACCTGTATCTGCGTATTTAGGATCTGTAATTCCTCTATAAATTCCTTGCATGCCATCATAAACAGGACTCATAGTTAATGCTGTTCCTGGAGCTATAGTTTCTTTTGCTAAATCAAAAGGAATGAGTCTATTTATTAAAGGATTTGATAAGATTCCAAGATCTACATTTTCCAACATATCTTTTGTAGCGTTAATATTATAATCTTTTTGTGAAGTTGAATTTGCTTTTATTTCTTGTAAATTTCCTTCTGGAAAAAGTCTACTTGCTAAACTCATTATTAATTCTTCTATTGCCATTAGCTACCTCTTTTTCCGTCAGGTTGCATATCAACTCTTAATGTTCCGTATCTCCAATTTTCACCGGTAGCGTCACTTTCAAGTTTTAAAGAAAGTTGTCTTCCTCTAATTCTTGTGTCTTGTTTAGTTGTACTAGTTGTGATTTCAAAAGGACCATGAGTTGTTTGAGTTGCCGAAGGATAAGGCCTTGTTTGCATTGTAATATCTACATTACCTACTTGATTTTTAAAGTCAGGTAAAATTCTTCTTATAGACATGAAGTTATCTCCTTCTCCTATATCAATATCACCAGATTCTATAGAAGCTACCATTGCACTACCGTCGTCATCGGTTCCTGTTTCTTGAGCATAGATAAAACTACGACCTGTTTTAAGACCTTGAATAGTAGGAGTTGCTGTAGCAGAACTGCCTGCAACAAATTGAGAAGCATAAGGAACAGAATAAATACTACTGTTACTCCATGTAGTTCTATCCAAAGATCCTACATACCATAAATTTTCTAAATAATTATACACAACTTGTTTATTGATAACATTAGAGGTTGAGTCTGCATAAAACCACATAACTTCATTGTAGTCTGCGTTTGAAGCACAATAAACTTCTGTTAGAGAGGAAGGTGAAATAGAATCAAAAACATGATCTTGTACACTACAAGGTATTTTTTTAACAGCACCATCATATAAGAAGAAAGAATCATTACCCATCCAATAAGCAATACCGTTTACATCAACTGCTGCGTTTAATCCTACAGCACCACAATTAGAACCTAATTGTTTAAAACCAAAAGTAAGAGGAGGACCAATAAATTGCATTTGATACAAGGCAGTATCTGTCCAAATAAGAATGGCACCTCTACTTCTTACAGCTGCTTGAATCTGATTACCTGCTGTTAGCCTGTGACTACCTGCAGTATTAACAGAAGAAGGAGTCCATTCGTTTTGATTTTCTTGAGTAGACCATCGAATAAACATACTATCTTGAGTAGAGGTATCTCCAATAGTTGTTTCTGTTCCTAAACAAATAACGTGACGATCATCACCTGAAACTAACATTAATCTAGTTTTTGTAGGAGCTGTAGAAACCTCTGTTACAGATGATCTATTGCTTGATAAACCTGCTGAAGTATCCCAGTAGGATAGTCCACCATTAAATTGTTGTGATAAAACATCTTCTCCCCAGTTGTCCAAGGACCATTTTCCTGCTTCCAATAACACACCAGAAGCGCCTGTCAAACCTTCTCTAGATGTATCCCAAGTTGAGTCTCCCCAAGTACCAGCACCCCAACCATATCCCAGTAAAGAAGTTGCGGGGCCTGTATTAAATTGATACGAAGCATTAGCAGTGGCTCCTGCAGCTGTTGAAGTACCTGCAGCTGGAGCTTCTATAGTGTATGTATCCGTAGTAGGAACAGTTAATATTTCAAATTCTCTTTGTAAATTAGCTTGAGTTATTCCCCCTACAGCAGCACTCACAGTTGCAATCGTTACAAAGTCCCCTATGAGCGCCCCATGGGACGCGTCTGTCACAGTGACAGTAGATGATCCATTAGTTACAGCAAACTGTGTAATGTTGCCCGTGCCTGTAGCACGTATAGGGGAAATATCAGCATAGTTATTTTCAGAATATGCATATAGTTTTTTGTTAGTTCCATACACAGCGTATTTAACGCCATCTAAACTTGAATAAGTTAAAACAGCTCTTACTGCTCCAATAATTCCATCTTGTGTTACTTTAGACCAACCACCTATCTTTTCAGGCAATCCATAACGAAATCTTACGTTGTCACAATCTGACCATTTACCTTCTGCACCATATTCGGTATTTTGTTTATCAATGCCTGGTGCAAATTGTAATTTTGTTAAAGGCATTTAAGCTCCTAGCTAGTTGCGTAATATGGTACCCAAAAATCAGTGCCATTAATGTTAACACGAATATACCCTGTTAAAGCACCTACAGTTGTGGCGGTCGTCAAACTTGCTGTCTGATCAGCTGCACTTGTACCATCAAACTTAATAAACTCTTGGTCTACATCATCTTGATCTAAAGATAAACAAGCTATAGCTCCTGCAGTATTTGCTTGATTAATTTCTACACTTGCATCAGCAGGGGTGTTCGTTCCAAAACCAATTTTATCTGCAGATCCATCAATAAAAAATGCATTTGCTAACGTGTTTGTTTCTGCTCTAAAATCTACAGAGGCGCCTGTATCATTAAAAGTAAAACCACCACCGTCAAAATCTATACCGCCTGTAGCTTTGATACCACCAACAACATGTAGTTCTGTAGAAGGAGAAGCTGTCTTTATACCTACTCTATCATTACCAGCGTCGGTAAAGAATAAGTTTGCATCGCCGTTACCTTCAATTCTAAAGTCTACGTCAGCACTTGATTCATTGAATACAAAAGTACCTCCGTCAAGAGATGTGTTGCCTGATACTGTTAATGTTCCGTTGGCCTTAAGATTACCGGCGTCAGCTAAAACATCAAACATTACAGAACCGTCTGAATAAAGTATATGCTTAGATCCTGCTACTAGATTTGTGGCTGTACCACCTGCAGGTTTAAAACCTAGACTGTGTGTCCCCATAGTGGTTGCGTTGTCCACTATATACCAAGTCTCTACAGCTTCACATTGCATTGTTGTATCGCCTGATAAGGTACCTGTTAGTTTTATAATAGCATTACTTTGTTCGTCTGCAGTCGTACCATCAGAGGCTGTTAAAGAGTCAGTTGTGTTTGCAACTGCAACAGCTACATATCCTTTAATTGCTGATTCTACTTTTTGTAAATTGTTATTTGTAATGGTACCCCAAGTTCCAGAGTTTTCTCCAGTCGCTTGAATTTCTAAATTTAAAATTGATGAATACGTTGATGCCATGTTTTAATCCTATCCTACGTCATCCAATAATGCAGCTACGATACAAGTAGCACTTGCATCTCCTGCATCACCTATATCTGAACTAATAGCATGGATGTCTGCTACAGTTGCGTTAGGTAATCTCCCAAACCATGATTGTTCGGGACCTATAAATATTCCGTCAGCTAAGTTAAAAGCTGCAGTTCCTGCATCTATTGATAACATAATGCCGTCCGCAGTACTAGTATTTTTAACAAATAAGAATTTGACTTTGTCTCCTGCGGCTATTGCTGTTGGAGCTGTATCTTGATCTACCGCTGTATAATCTAAAAAATGGCCTGCTATAAGATCTGCACTTGTTGTAGTAACAGCAGTTTTCTTATAATACCATTTATCGTTAACATCATCAGGGGTAACCGTCATTGAACCACTAAGTGTAGTCGCTATTTCGTCAGGTAATAATGTTACTGATAAACTTACTGTTGCGTCATTTGCCATTAGTCTGTACTTCCTGGTTCTACATCAATCCATGTAGCATCTGCTGTATCGTCCACTTCGTTCCATAAAAAGAAGTTTGGTGATCCCACAGAAAATGAAATTAAATTTTGAAATGCTTCACCAAATGCTGTCTCATCTCCAATACTAGCAGCAAATTGACTACCTGTAGAAGAAACATTTGCTCCTGCTGTAACTGTTTCATTACCTATACTTGAAGTAATTCCAGGTCCTGTTGTTGCAAACACAGCAGATCCTGTCATACCTAATGTACCAGAACTCACAGTTCCTATGCTTTGACCTAGAGTCAGTTCAACAGTTCCTGCATTAATAACAGTTCCTGGTAGCGCTTCTGCTACTCCAAATTGTCCTATTGCTCCGTGTCCTAATAACATATTTATCCTTTAGGGTTATCTGATTTAACTTTAGCTATTGCGTCTTTCCAAGTAGTTGTTGAGTTAACATTATCCCAATATTGCATATCTAATTGGTCTTGGATTGACGGATATTCTGTTTGCCTTTTACTTAAAACACCTACTAAAGTTTCTGCTGTATTACCTGCAGATTCATATGATGCTATTTGAGAATCAGTCGGTTTAGTAACTCCTGAAACATTCCATGTTTTAATGTAGTCTCCACTACCATCATTTTG